TTGTGCCGAGGTGTGCCGAAGTGCCGGGGTAATACTATCCCCGGCACAGATTTGAAAATGCCGCGCTCGACACGTCATCGGTGGAGGCGTAACCAGTGGTTTAAACGCTGGCGGCAAAGAAGAAGGAGGGGCCACACCCGCGGCCGGCGCCGTTACAGAAATAAAGTTGGCATTTACAACTTTAGATTCCGCGCCATAACCACCATGACCATCAACAAGAATAGTAACCAAGGTTACTTCACTTATACCCTTAATGGCTCTGTCCCAACTGCCTTTGCAAACTACTTTGATATGTACAGGATTGCAAAGGTCAGAGTTCAATGGCTGCCAATGGTCTCGATTTCGGAAGTACGGGCATGGGGTGCCACAGTGATTGACCTCACTGGCCGCGACACAACTGTCCCGAGTACAGGAAGAACCGACTTCACGATTGATGACAGCACAAGAAGACTCTGGAATCCCACCCGCATCCACAGCAGATATTTCACCCCCAAACCAGAAATACAAATAAGATCTAATTCTGAAGCTGTGCAGCCCAACAACCCCAGAAACCAGCTCTGGATAGACTCCAGAGATAAAGATGTAAAACACCATGGAATTGCTTATTATTTTCACCCTGATGATATTGGAGATGATGTGTATAAGTTCTCTTATATTGTCACATACTATTTCCAGTTCCGACAGTTTGCTGGGTCACAGGCTCCAAGTGTTTGATTGTGGAGTCAGGGTTTGGATCACCCCCCGACCTTTTGGCTAAGATCATGTGTAGTATCTGATTGTGATTTACTCACAATAAAAAAAACTCGCTTTGAACCAATTATCATGTGTTTCCATTCATTTATTCAGAAGTTTGTCTCAAATTCTTTCCATTCATCTGGGTATGGCTTAATAGGCTCCCCCCTCTCACAATAATACATTTCATTAAATCTTCTCCACATGGCACTCTGGTCAGGTATTTTCTCTTTATCATACCATTCCTCAGGCCTCTTATTACTAGTTATAACAAGGGTCTTACTCACAAAGTCTACAAAAGCCCCCTTAACCTGTACTTTAAGGGGATATCTATCCCCCACCCTCAGGAGCTCATCATATGGGACCCACCCATAGAAATCATCCAATACCACCACCTCCTCCCCATTATACCCATCCCACCATTGCCCACGGGGCTTCCAATACTTGGTACCCTCAACCTCATTAGCATACTTGCTCTTGCCACTCCCAGGTTCCCCCACAAGTACAATTACATGGGTCTTAAAGTCACGAGGCTTTACTAGGCCTCTAACATTCATATAATCCCTCAAACCCCTCCCATAGCGAATAAAAACTTCGGGGTTTGCCTGGGCAACTTCACTTAGTGAGCTGCCTCCCTCCAGAGCTGCCACAGCTCTCCCCAGGTCATTTCTCTTCCCCTGGAACTGAGGACTGCCAACTTCAAGGTAGGTTTCTTCTTTTGTGCAGTATACTTTATTCTGCTCATCATTCCCTCTGGCTTTCTCAATATGGGCACGACCCCCGAGCAGGCTCTTCACGCGGTTAAATCGCCAATTACCTGTAAAATGAATGAATCCTTGAAGATGCTTTGTTCCTTTCTTTCCCACCTCCTTCCCGCAGACAGCATAAACAACATCCTTTTCCTTAAAGGCTTCATTCACAGCAGTAAGGTCTGGTGTGTCATAGTTATTAATTGTGAAGCACCAGCGTCTCCCGGGGGTCTCGTCCCCTTTCATGACGTTATACTTTCTCTTTACAGACATTTTCAG